TCTTTTATATCCGTTATATGATTTACCTTTGTTCTCAATCGTGCTACATGACTCATGAATTGTGTAACTACATCTTTTCGATATAACCAAACACAAGGCATGTCTGTTAACACATTATCGGTTTCACCAATTATATAATGTGGAAGTATCTTTAATATGTGGGGGGATTGTGTGAATTTTTCATTATTAATATTACTATATAAATTCTTTTTTAACCACGATTTTGAATCTAGTACGCCGTAGTGATTACATAAATATCTACGAAAGTATGTGGAACCACTTCTGGACGGAGAAACTATACCTAATCGACCAACATAACGAGTTATAACCATATAAATATATATAACGATGAGAACAATAGAGAAATGTAGTTTTGAAGAGATTTATGATAGTTGGGATAAAGAATTATGGCCTGACAGAGTAAGTGTAATAGAAGATCATAGTGCTTTACAGTGGAATTCTGAGCTGTGGTTGACTTGGGGTAATGTTAAGATAACGAAGAATAGAAAAGAAATATGGCAACACCCTGCTACATTTTGGAAGATTACAGACGGAGATATGATTGTCGGTGTGAATAGTGGATTTATTACTGACAGAAAATATAACATATATCGTTCTAGGGGGTTATGGGTACATGAGGATTATAGAGGATATGGTTTATCAACTCAGTTATTAAAAGCAACCCTAAAACAAGCAAGAGAAGAGAAGTGTAGTCACATTTGGACAATGCCAAGGAAAACTGCACTATTGGCGTACAACAAAGTTGGTTTCAAAATGATTGGTGATTGGTTTGATGAAGGAGTAGAATTTGGACCCAACTGTCTGGCAATAATGAAACTCTTATAAATAGTAGGAAAAGGAGTTACTATGGCGATTCCCACAAGTAAAGCAACATTTAAATCGTATTGCCTGCGAGCGCTAGGTTCTGGTGTTATTGATATCAATGTATCAGACGACCAAGCAGACGATAGAATAGACGAGGCATTACAGTATTATTCACAGTATCATTATGATGGTGTGGAAAGAATGTTTCTAAAACATATTATTACATCAGCTGATGTAACACGAGCAACATCTAATGATAGTACTTCTGCAACTGATAAGTTGGATAGTAGTGTAACTGCTACATGGAAAGAGGGTAATAATTATATTCCTGTACCAGATGCAGTTATTTCTGTCCTAGAAGTATTTCCATTTTATGAAGGTTCAACATCAAACATGTTTGATGTACGATATCAGCTGCGATTAAATGACCTTTATGATTTTTCTTCTACTTCAGTATTGAACTATAATATGACAATGCAAAATTTAGATTTTCTCCAACACTCTTTAGTTGGTGAAACTCCAATTCGTTTTCTTCAACATCAAAATAGACTTTATATTGATATGGATTGGAATAACGATGTGGAAGCAGATAGGGATTATGTAATCATTGATTGTTGGAGAAAATTAGATCCTACAGCATATACAGATATCTACGATGATATTCATTTAAAACGATATGCAACCTGTCTTATTAAAAAACAATGGGGTGCAAACTTATCCAAGTTCAAAGGTATAACGATGTTGGGTGGAGTGGAAATGGATGGGGAAACCTTATTCAGTCAAGCTTTAGAAGAACAACAAAGACTTGAAGAAACAATAGCACTGATGCAATATCCAGACCTAATGATAAAGGGATAACCAATGGCTGTCAATACACATTTTCATACTAGTGGACTCCATAGTTCATATGTAGAACGAAACTTATATCGTGATCTGATGTCAGAAGCTATTCAGATTTATGGACACGATGTCCATTATATGGATAGAACATTAGTTGCTGAGGATACTATTTTTGGTGAGGATAACCTTTCTAAATTTAATACCCAAGCAAAAATTGAAATGTATGTTGAAGATAGTCAATCAGGATATGCTGGACAAAGAGAATTAATGTCTCAGTTCGGTTTGCAGAACCTAAGTGAAATTAGGTTTGTAGTTGCAAAACATAGATTTCAAGACCTTACAAAACAAATTACAATAGAGAGTGGTACAGATACTTTATCTGGTTCTATAGAATTGGAATCAGGAACAATAGAAAGCTTTGAAAGTGGATATATGATATCCGAAGCAGACGTTTCTGATATCGATAGACCACATGAGGGTGATTTAATTTATCACCCTATACTAAAAAAAGTTTTCCAAATAAACTTTGTTGACCATGACGATCCATTTTATCCATTGGATGATACTCCCGTGTACAAAATGGATTGCAGAATGTTTGAATACAGTTCTGAAATTATTGAGACAGGTATTACTGAAATAGATGCAATTGAAGATGAACATTCATTGGATACTATGGATCATCAAACTACACTGGAACAATCAACTGGTGTCAACGAAAGATTTGGTTTAGAAACAGGTATCAGCAACAATGGAGATCAAGGTGTACTTCTGGAAGAGACAAGTGGAAGTTACCTTATTGGAGAGACCGATTCAAGTTCTGTGGGTACAAATATTGTACTAGAAGATGGATACTCATTCGTACTGCAAGAGACATATGCAGTTGGGGATGGTGTTATTGAGAAGACAGCACAGAACGAGCTCTTTGACGATGCAGATGATACTATATTAGACTTCTCCGAAAATAATCCTTTCGGTGATGCTGGAGGTACTTAATAATGTTAGGACAACAATTCTACCATGAGACCATGCGAAAAATAGTTGTTGGATTTGGAACAATGTTCAATAATATTCAACTAATACGCAGAGATAATAATGGAAATATAATACAATCAATGAAAGTTCCACTCGCATATGGACCAAGAGATAAGTTTCTTGTTCGTTTGCGTGATGATGCAGATTTGAGTAAATCTTCTGCAATCACATTACCACGAATTGGTTTTGAGATTAATAACCTTACTTATGATTCTTCTCGTAAATTAAATCGTGTGCAGAAGTTTAAGAAAGTAAAGGGTGATAGTGCAGATAAATTAGATACACAGTACATGCCAGTACCATATAATCTGGACTTTGAATTGTATATTCTTGCTAAACAGTCGGATGATGCATTGCAAATTGTAGAACAGATTTTACCATATTTTCAACCAGACTATACTATTACAATTAAAGATATGACAGATATGGGTATTAAAAAAGACGTACCTGTTATTCTGAATAGTATAAGTTATGAAGATGACTATCAGGGAGATTTGCAAACTCGTAGAGCAATTATATACACCCTGAGTTTCACAACTAAATTTTATCTCTATGGACCTGTTACTTCTAGTTCTGTTATTAAGACAGTGCAAGTTGATCAATTTACAGACATGCCAGATAAATCACCAAAACGTGAACAGCGGTTTAAGGTATCAGTCGATCCTATTACTGCTGATGCAGACGATAACTTTGGATTTAACGAGACTACATCATTCTTCCAAGATGCACCAGAAAGTGAATAATAATGAAAACTGTAGATAAAGAACTTGGTATTGAATCTGGCGATTTCGGTGCCACTACTCAGCCTGAACCTGAAATTATAGTTCAGCCTGAATGGTCAGAAGGCCCATTGTTTAATAATAATGTAATACCAAAACAAAAAAATGCTGTTGCAGAACGAGAGAAAAGTGAAAGTGAGATAGATAGAGATTATGAATACCAAAGACAAAACTTTTACAATTTGGTCGAAAGAGGAACGGATGCAGTGGACGGCATATTGGAACTCGCCAAAGAATCGGACCATCCACGAGCATACGAAGTTGCCGGAAACCTTATCAAGCAAGTTGCAGAGGTTACTGAAAAACTTGGTGACTTACAGGAGAAAATGAAAAGATTAAAACAAGTTCCCAACAATGCACCACAGAGTGTAACTAACGCATTGTTTGTTGGTAGCACTGCTGAATTGCAAAAAATGCTAAAGGACAAATAAATGTCCGATCCTAATGTATATCATGGTAATCCCAATCTAAAAACTGCTAATGTTCCTATTGAGTTTACAAAGGAACAGATATTAGAGTATCAGAAATGTGAAGGTGATCCTCAATACTTTGTAGAGAAGTATATCAAAATCGTGTCTATTGATCACGGATTGATACCATTTCATATGTACCCCTTTCAAAAAGATCTTATTGGAACCTTTCATAGCAATCGTTTTACTATCTGTAAACTACCTAGACAGTCGGGTAAGTCAACCACAGTGTTGTCTTATCTACTGCACTATATTGTATTCAATGATAATGTCAATGTCGCTATTCTTGCGAATAAGGCGGCAACGTCAAGAGATTTGTTAGGACGATTGCAATTGGCTTACGAGAATTTACCTAAGTGGTTGCAACAGGGAGTTATGTCTTGGAACAAGGGTAGTCTGGAGTTAGAAAATGGTAGTAAAATTCTTGCTGCATCCACTTCTGCTAGTGCTGTTCGTGGTAGTACTTACAACGTCATTTTTCTGGATGAGTTTGCCTATGTCCCGTCAAATATTGCTGAACAGTTCTTTTCCTCAGTGTATCCCACAATTACTTCTGGTAAAACCTCAAAGGTTATGATTGTCTCTACTCCACATGGTATGAATCATTTCTACAAAATGTGGACAGATGCAGAAGAGAAAAGAAATTCTTATGTACCAATGGAGGTGCATTGGAGTGAAGTGCCTGGTAGGGATGAGAAGTGGAAAGCAGAAACAATAGCTAACACTTCAGAGTCACAGTTCAATACAGAATTTGAATGTGAGTTCCTTGGTTCTATTGATACACTGATTGCACCAGCAACATTAAGAAGTTTAACATATAGAGAACCGATCAAGTCTAGTGCTGGGATGGATGTACATGTCGCACCAATAGAAGATCACACTTATATGCTTTCAGCTGACGTTGCTCGTGGTACAAAGAATGATTATTCTGCATTTACCATAATAGATGTTACAGAGTTCCCGTACAGATTAGTTGCAAAATACAGAGACAATGAGATAAAACCATTACTGTTTCCTGCTAAAATTCATGCGGCCGCAATGGCATATAATCAAGCATACGTTTTGATTGAAGTGAATGACATTGGTGAACAGGTTGCAAATACTCTACAATTTGATCTGGAGTATGACAACCTTATAATGGCTTCGATGCGTGGTCGTGCAGGTCAAGTCATGGGAGCGGGTTTCTCAGGGGGTAGAGCCCAACTTGGGGTAAGGACAACAAAAGCAGTTAAAAAGGTAGGTTGTTCTAATTTAAAACAGTTGATAGAAGATAATAAGTTAATTGTAGAAGATTTAGAAACTATATCAGAACTATCGACATTCATTGTCAAAGGTTCATCACACCAAGCCGATGATGGATGTCATGATGATTTAGTTGCGTGTCTATTCATATTTGCATGGGCAACAGATCAACAGTATTTTAAAGAACTTACTAATATGGATATGCGAATGACTATGATGAAAGAACAACAAGACGCACTGGAACAAGACATGGCACCTTTTGGATTCATAATTGATGGATTGGAACCAGAAAATGTTGGAGAAATGACAGATGAATATGGAACTAAATGGGCGCCGGTTGTCAGAGATTATGAATCTAACTGGTAAAATTTCATGACTAAAATAAAAGACTTAGAATGGTTTTGTCCTCAACCATTCATGAATACGGTGGCCACCCAAGATGGTGTGGCTAAACCGTGTTGTGTTTTAAAAGAGTGGCCGAACCGCCATCTGCGTGACAATGGTATTATGGGACCCAAAGGATTGCACGAATCTCAGTTAATGAAAGATTTTCGTAATGAGTTTCTTACTACTGGTGACGGGCCGATGCAAAAGAAATATTGTCAAGTCTGTAAAGAACAAGAAAAACATTCTGCGACAGAAAGTCATAGAATTATGTATGTTGACAAGTTTGATGAAGAGCATGGAGAATACAAAGATCATTTAGAAAAATTAGAAGAATATATTGATACAGATCACAGTGAACCATTCTATCTAACAATGGAATATAATGCCCCAAATAATTTTTGCAATCTAAAATGTAATATGTGTGGGCCTTACAATTCTTCCACTTATGCAAAAGAAAATAAAGCAATAGGTTTATATACGTCTGGTGATTCTGCTTCATGGCTTGCTGGTAAAACTTGGCAGAACGAAGAAGATGATATGACAAAGTATGAGGAAGTGTTAGAGACAGTAATCCAAATGAAACTTGTAGGTGGTGAGACTTTAGCTCTACCTCAAAATTATGAACTGATGGATAAGGCAATTGAGATGGGTGTTGCAAAGAACATGCATCTCACCATAACAACAAATGCAACTCTGACTCCGAAGATGGGTAAGTTGGGCGATATATTTAATTACGTTCCAGAGTTCAATGGTTGTCAAATGAACATTTCAGTGGAGTGTTGGGGAGACAAGAATAACTACATAAGATTTCCATCTAAATGGGAAAAGATAATGCACAATGTTGAACGATTTGCAAAGATGCCTGATACTAAAATATTATTTGCTACTTGTGTTAGTTCTCTTAATATTGGTTATTTGTATGAAGTAGCAGATGGTGTTGATATTTTACAAGAACAAGAACCAGATGTTTACAATGATTTCGCTAGTGGTAGTCTTGTGTTTGGTGGAGACAATTTGTATATTGTTACAGCAATTCCATTAGATATTAGAGAACAATATCTTGATAGGATTTATACTCTAGTAAACCCCCGTCACACAAAGACGTTTATGAAGTTAGCTAATTATCTCACTGACATGGAGTGGAATGAGAAATTACACAAAAGAATGATGAATGATGTTCGAGCAAGAGATAAGTATAGAGGAACTTGTTTGTTTGATGTATTCCCCGAATGGGAACCGTATTATTAGATTAGTTGATAGACAGAATATGGCCAATTAATATTCAATATCATTTGGAATATAATAAAACTAAACACCCCGAAAATCAAAGCAATTTTCCAATTGCGAGTATACATTAAAACAAATAATAGTATTGTTGGTAATAGTCCAATGATATATGCCATAACTAAACATCCTAACAACCACATAAAGAATGAGGTGTTTTCCCATTTCATGTCAAGTTCCTTTTCTGGTTTTAGGGATACCGAAATCAAAGAAAGTATAATACCCGTCACACAAATTAGTGTTGGAAAAACAGTAGAGATATGAGTCCATGAGCTCATACTAAAGAGCCCTGCTACAAATATACCAAAAAATATAAACATGGTATAATCAAATCCCCAAACTATATATAACTTGGATTTAAACCAAGGTGAAATTAAACCATAAAGAGTAATCGCAAATATACATAATACTATAGGATCAAGTAACCATTCATATCCCATAGAAGATACAGAACGAAAGTAATATCGTTCTATCAATCCACCTAGAATAAATCCTAGTGCAAGTGCTGGTCGGGACAGGTTCTTTTCTTTCATCAACCACCCTACAAATCCAAATGCAACAAGACAAATCAAATCACCATATGATTGAGAACCCTGTATTGCACCTATGAATAAGGTTGACATAATTAATGGTGCAAGAACTGACATGCGTATCAGAGTAATTTTTGCAAGTTGATCTGCGAATAGAAAACAGATACCCGCTCCAATGATGTTTGCAATGGTTAATGCCCAAACCATAGTATATGTCACAGATAGATTGGTGGTTAACATATCAGGGCCGGGAACATATCCATGCATATAAAATACTGAAAGAACCAGTACCATACCAGCAGAGCCAGGAATACCAAAAGAGATAGTGGGTATTAATGCACCACCCTCTTTCGCATTGTTTGCTGATTCTGGTGCGATTACTCCCCTCACATCACCTTCACCAAAGGTGTTGTTCTTTACAGTACGTTTACCATGTGCATATGCTAACCAATCAATTACAGCTGAACCGATGCCTGGCAGAGAACCAAGAACAGAACCTAGTGCAGAACAACGTAATACAAGAAACCAATTATTAAAAACATCCCGAATACCCCTAAGTTGTCCTTTGCGAGTATCTATTTTACCACCAGATATATTCTGATTATTTGATAGTAAATCTACGATTTCTGGTATGGCAAATAGTCCGATAACAGCAGGAAGAAGAGGTATTCCTTCATACAAATACATTAAATCAAACGTCCATCTGAGCTCAGAACCTTGTGCGTCTTCACCAACTAACGATAATATAATACCTATTAGTCCTACAACAATACCTTTTATCGGTAAATTACCTGACAGTATTGCAATAAGTGATATACTAAAGATACATATAGCAAATAATTGGGGTGATCCGATACTTAATACTACAGGTTGTAATATAGGTATACTTACTGCGAGAAGTAATGCTCCGAAGATACCACCTATAGCAGATGCAAAAAATGCAGCACCTAATGCCCGACCTGCTTGGCCTTTCTTTGCCATAGGGAAACCATCCATGATGGTCGCCGCACTACCTATAGTGCCAGGAACACCAAATAATACTGCTGGGATAGTATCAGACGTTGTAGTTACTGCATATAGTCCCATTATGAATACAATGCTCACAATAGGATCCATAGTAAATGCAAGTGGAAGAAGTAAAGATAAACCTGTTAGTCCACCCAAGCCAGGGATGACACCAAGAACAAGTCCTATGACAACACCAAAAGTAAGAAATAATAATATTTTTAATTCAGTGAAATGTGTTAGGGCCTCAAGTCCGCTTTCGATCATTACAAAACCTCATTTTTCTAAATAAGTTCTATTAGATCATTGTCCAATTTAATCCAACAATTAGAACATAGAATAGAAGAATTGTCTATTAAATAGATAACTTCCTTTCTACTTTCTTCATTTGTTCCTACACGTTTGGACAATTTTCTAATTTCTGAGTTGTGGGGATAGAATTTAAGACATACAGTCTCACTTTCTCCACAATTTATACATGATTGATTATCAAGATACTCATTTAGTAACTTAATTCGTTTGTAATAATTTCGACGTGCGACTTTTTTGATAGTATCTTTGTATTTTTCATAATGTTTGTTGGTCATAATATAACTATTTATAAGACTTATGACATCTAAAACCACGTTTTTAAGAAACATGTTTTTATAAATATCATATGAGAAGTAAGAAAACATTCTCTATTAAATGAAAAGGAGAAAAACTATGGCATTTTTAGTCTCTCCCGGCGTTCATGTTCGTGAATTTGATGCGTCAACAACTACACCAGTACTTGGTACATCCACTGGTGCTATTGCGATGCCCGCATATAAGGGCCCCGTAAGCACAGTTGTTAACATCTCTTCCGAAGCAGAACTAGTAGAACAGTTCGGTAAACCTCAAGGTGATAACTTTGAATGGTGGTTTTCCGCTGCCAACTTTCTTCAGTACAGCAATGCACTGAAGGTAGTTCGGACTGAATCAGGAGTCGTCAATGCGGTCGCCTCTGGATCAGCTATACTAATACGGGATAACGATCACTATCAAGCAGCATACTCGGCGGGTGAAGCATCCGTTGGAGAGTGGGCTGCTCGATCTGCTGGTACTTGGGGTAACTCTATTGGAGTTTCTACATGTGCAAGCGCCACCGCTTATGCTCAAGGTTTGGGTACAAACAATCTTGTCGATGATGCTGCTGCAGCTGCTGGAGATACTAGTATCTCTGTAGATGATGCAGATGCAACAGGTTATGCTATCAATGTTGGGGATTTAATTTCTTTCTCAAGTGCTGATAGTTCAACCCTTTCTAATCATGCTGATGTGACAGGACACGAAGGTATTGAGTACGAAGTTACTGCAATATCAACAGATCTTCTTACCATTCGTAGGAAGGACGATCCTAATGGTGCTGGACTTGCAGCTGCTGTTGCAGATAATAGTTTCATCACTCGTAAGTGGCGTTTCCATGATCTGTTTGCTACTGCGCCTGGTACATCACAGTGGGCGACTGACAATGGTCGTGGTGCTGGTGATGAACTACATGTTGTAGTTTATGACACAACTGGTGATATCACTGGTGCCGACAACGATGTTGCCGGACAACGACAGACTTCAGTAATTGAAAAATATGCTGAAGTTTCTAAAAATCCAAAATCAAAGACGGCTCAGGGTGGTTCTAACTATTATCCTGATGTTATTTACCGTGCTTCCAATTACGTTTATTGGATGGATCATAACTCTTCTGGAACCAATTGGGGAACAGATACAACTACAGCCTATACAGCTGTTAACACGCCAACTGCTACTATTCTTACGAGTGGAACAGATGATTATGCTGTTACTGCTGGTGAGTTGGAATTGGGTTATGATCTCTTTGATGACAAAGAACTACATACAATTGACCTAGTTATTGGTGGACCAAGTTCTGGTGTTACCAATAGTGCTGCTGGACAGGACACTCACGTTACCATGATTACAGACCTCGTTGAAAAACGTAAGGACTGTGTTGGTTTCGTATCTCCTTATCGTGGTGCTACAGTCAATGTAACTTCTCGTATTACCCAAGCTAAGAACGTAAAGGACGCATTTGATTTGTGCCCTTCTAGTTCTTATATGGTATATGACAGTGGTTACAAATATATGTTCGATAAGTATAACGATGTATTCCGTTTTGTTCCTCTTAATGGTGACATTGCTGGTGTATGTGCAGAAACCGATAAGGTTGCTGCTACATGGTTCTCACCCGCTGGTTCCGCTCGTGGTGCAATTCGTGGTGCGGTTAAATTGTCTTTCAATCCTAACCAAGCTCAGCGTGATACACTCTACAGTGCTAGAGTCAATCCTGTTGTTAACTTCAAGGGTGAAGGTGTTTTGCTCTTTGGTGACAAGACTGCGCTTACTAAATCAAGTGCTTTCAATCGGATTAACGTCCGTAGGTTGTTCTTGCATGTTGAACGAGTAATTGAGGAAGCATCACGTGCCTCCTTGTTTGAGTTCAATGACGAGTATACACGAAATGCGTTTAAGAAACTGGTAGAACCTTTCTTGCGAGATGTTCAATCAGGTCGTGGTATTGATGATTTCTCTGTTAAGTGTGACCGTTCAAACAACACTGATCAGGTAATCAACAGTAATGAGTTCCGTGGAGATGTTTACATTCGTCCTGCTTATTCGATTAACTTTATCAATCTGACTTTCACTGCTGTTCGCAACGGTGTATCGTTCAGTGAAGTAGGAGGGTAATAGAAATGGCACTTATTAACGACTTCAAACAAACTATGAAATTTGGTGGTGCAAGGAATAACCAGTTTAAGGTTACTCTTGCAGTTCCGAATCAAGTTTCGGTATCTGGTTCAACTGGTTCCCAAACTGAAGGTGAGACTAGTGAAAATGCTATGATTCGTAAAGCTGCGTTTCATTGCCGTGCAACTAACTTGCCTGGACAGACACTTACAGAAATTCCAGTGTCTTTCCGTGGAAGAACTATTTACCTTGCTGGTGATAGGACATTTGATGATGCGTGGACAACTACTTTCTTCAATGATGCTGACTTTGCAGTTCGCACCATGATTGAACGGTGGATGTCTGCTATCAATGACTTGTCCGAAGCTACTGGATTGGTTGATCCAGCATCTTACCAGACAGATTTGCATGTGCAACATCTTGATAGGGACAATCGAATTCTCAAAAACTATAAGTTTGTATCTGCTTGGCCAACGTCAATGTCACAAATTGACCTTGCTGCAGAACAAGCTGATGCGATTGAGACATTTGATGTAACTTGGAGATACATGCACTTTGTTACTTCTGGTGTTGGTATTGGTAAAATTGCTGTGGACGACCCTGACGGTGGGTCATTCATTAATCTATCTGTGACGCTTTAAATATTTAATTACGTCTTATAAAACTACTAAATAGTAGGAACAATAGGATATTGGAGATATTATGGCGGAACTTTTTGGGTTCAAGATAGAGCGTTCAAAGGGTGACGATGGAGTAGTAGAACCTAGTTTTACTGCTCCATCACCCGATGATGGAACCATCGACGTAGCCGGTGGTGGATTTTGGGGGCAAGTACTAGATACTGATGGGAGAGAGAAAACTGATATTGATCTCATCCGTAGGTATCGAAATATTGCTCAACAATCTGAGTGTGATGCTGCGGTGGAAGATATTGTAAATGAAGGTATCGTTGCAAATGAACGAGACCAATCAGTAGAGATTGTTTTAGAACGACTCAAATATCCAGACAAAATCAAACGTAAAATTAGAGATGAGTTTGCAGAAGTCCTACGTCTTCTGGACTTTGATAAAAAGGGACATGATATTTTTCGGCGTTGGTACGTTGATGGTAGACTGTTCTATCACAAGGTAATCGACACCAAAACACCTCGCAAGGGAATTACTGAACTACGGTATATTGACCCTGTAAAGATACGCAAAGTGCGAGAGGTTGTTAAAGACAAAGATAAGAAAACTGGTATAGAATTTGTAATCAAAACTCATAATTACTATGTGTATAATGAGAAGGGTATCGGATCTACTACTAGTACATCTGCTCCAAGTCAGGGATTGAAGATTGCAGAAGATTCAATTGTATATGTTCCTTCTGGTTCAATAGATCAGAATACAGGTAAAGTACTTTCTCATCTACAAAAAGCAATCAAACCAGTTAATCAACTGCGTATGATTGAAGATGCGTTGGTCATTTATCGTATTTCAAGAGCACCAGAACGTAGAATTTTCTATATTGATGTTGGTAATCTACCAAAGGTCAAAGCAGAACAATATTTAAAAGATGTAATGAATCGTTATCGTAACAAACTTGTATATGATGCTACGACAGGTGAAATACGAGATGAACGGAATCATATGTCTATGTTAGAGGATTTCTGGTTGCCACGAAGAGAAGGTGGTAGAGGTACAGAAATCACTACGTTGCCTGGTGGACAAAATTTAGGAGAGATAGATGATATCGTATATTTCCAACGGAAACTATACCGCTCTCTCAACGTCCCGATCTCACGCCTTGAAGCGGAAAATGGTTTCGCACTTGGTCGTGCAACGGAAATTACCCGTGATGAACTTAAATTTACAAAATTCGTCCAACGAATTCGTAAGAAGTTCACACCACTATTCACTGACATACTTAAAACACAACTCCTACTCAAAGGTATAATTGCACCCGAAGATTGGGATCAGATGAAGGAACACATTCAATTTGATTTCCTTGCAGATGGACACTTCTCAGAGTTGAAAGATGCAGAACTATTGAATGACAGAATACAAACACTTGATAGTATCCAATCCTATATTGGAACATTCTTCAGTAAAGAATTTGTACTTAAAAATGTTCTACGCTTGAACGATGCAGAAATTGATCAAATGCAAGATCAGATTAAATCTGAAATGGAAACGGATAATGATGCTGGTGGTATGGATGTTCCTGATGGTGGTGATGGTATTACACGTTATCCACAAGATGGTGACGGTTCAGTTATCGAACCATCAAAGATGCCCGATTATGTAGAAGATGATCCTAACAAGGATGCTAAGGTAGGTAATCGTGATAAATATGTTAACTATAAACAGAAAGACTTAGGTCGCCGAGATAAATCTGATGATGATGAAGGAGAAGATGATGAGTAAAGGAATGATCGATGCAGTATCCGCTGATGATTTGATAAAAGCGGGAGATGTATTTAAGGACGCAATGGTACAAAAGGTAGGAGATACGCTAGAAAAGAAACGTATTGAACTTGCAAAGGGGATAGTATCCTCACCACTACCAATGCATGCTGACAAAGTAGGAACTGATGAAGTTTGATTCTGTATATACAACGGTAGTAGAGAAGGACGAACATAAGAAAAGTTCGGCCTATAAAAAACTCTCTCCGAAAATG